ATAATCATTTAATACACTTTGATACAGAGCAATCAAACTTTCACTGTCAAATGGTGTTTAAAAGACCTTTAGAGATGGCAAAGATAGATACATCTAAATATCATACTTATGCTTTAAGACAATTAGATTATAAAGAAAGAATCCAATTTATAGAACACGTTTTATATAAAAAGTTAGAAGGAAAAAATATTGGAATGGTAATTATAGATGGTATTGCTGATTTATGTAGTGATGCTAATAACATAGAAGAAAGCAGCGCAGTTGTACAAAAACTAATGAAATGGACTAAAGAGTTAAATTGTAATATAATTACGGTTATACACTCTAATTTCGGTTCAGATAAACCTACAGGACATTTAGGCTCATTCTTAGAAAAGAAAACAGAAACACAAATACAATTAGAACTAAACACAGTAAACAAAGATTGGGTAACAGTTAAATGTAAAAGAAGTAGAAACGCATCATTTGAAGATTTTAGCTTTACAGTTAATAATTTTGGATTGCCACAAGTAGTTGGAGCAGTTTACGACCCATTAAAAGGAGTATTTTAATTATGAATGTACTATCACTATTTAACGGAATGAATACGGGGCGCCAAGCATTAGAAAATGTAGGCATTAAAGTAAATAAATATTATTCAAGCGAGATTAAACCATACGCTATAGAATTAACACAATACCATTTTCCTGATACTATACAAGTTGGTGATGTTACTAAATGGCAAGAATGGGATATAGATTGGAAAAGTATTGATTTAGTTTTATCAGGTTCACCTTGTCAAGATTTATCAGCAGCAGGAAAACGCGCGGGAATTGAAGGTAAAAAATCAAGTCTATTTTTCACATTTGTTGAAATATTAGAACATATTAAATCTTTTAATCCTAATGTATTATTTTTTCAGGAAAATGTAGGAAGTGCAAATAAATTAGATATTGGAATTATGTCAAGAGCATTAGGAGTTTATCCTGTTAGGTTTAATTCTGAATTAGTAGTAGCTGCATCAAGGGATAGGTATTATTGGAGTAATATAAGAACAAGACAAGATGGTATGTTCGGTGATTTAATAACTGATATTCCACAACCTAAAGATAAAGGTTTATTATTTCAAGATGTTTTGACTTCAGGATATACAGATAGAAAAAAAGCAAGAGCTATATTGGAAAGTGAAGAAAGACAATTAGTAAATAAAGATAAATTATATAAAAGATATACTGAACTTGGTATGATTAATTTAGTATTTGACAACCCTGAATTTAAACCAAATCAAAATGTAAGAATTTTAAATAAAATAGAATTATGTAGATTACAAGGATTCCCTGATGATTATTGTGATATACTTACAAGAAATCACGCTGCAAGTCTTTTAGGTGATGGTTGGACTTTACCAATAATTGAACACATTTTTAGCTTTATAGATTGTTAATAACTTTTAATTATATTTGAAAATGAGAACTACAATATTAAACCAAACACAAGAACTTAAAAACGCAGCTACAAAGACTGGTTTATTATATTGCGATAATCCAACTGTTTATTCTTTAACTCAAAGTATTATTTTAAGATTAGACCAAATTGAAAAGCTTTTAGAATTAGAAAACGAAATACACTTTACTGAAATTGCAGAAGCAGTAAAAGAAATATACGACCAAGATACAAACCTTACACACATTAATATTAAATTACAAGTTAGACCAATAGAATCAGAGAAGAAAGAAGCTATTATTAACGGTAAATTATATATGTAATGATTACAATTTTTATTTTTTTATTATTGCTTTACTTTAGTGTATTAGCAATGCAGCAGTTCAACGGTGAATTGATTATAAGTCCTATAATGGGAGTAATGCTTGGTTCTTTATACGATAGAGAGCAAGATGAAAATCAAGTTTATCACACAGTACAGGTTCTTATGTTATTTGTAGCTTTTACTTTTACTTGGCAAACTTATGAATAACCAATGGTTAGCTAAAGTAGCACAGCATCACGATGAATGGGTAAAAGTAATCCATACATTCGGTGAGTATGATTATGCTGAAGACATAGTCCAAGAAAGTTATATTGCTTTGTATAAATATGCAGATGCAGATAAGCTTTTAGACATACAAGGTGAAGTAAGAAAAGGTTATATGTACTTCACATTACGTTCTTTGTTTTATCAATACTACAACAAAAAGAAAAAGGTTAATAAAGTAAACTTTGATGACCAATGGGAATTATTTGATGATTCTAATATAGAAGAACATAAAGCTTATAATGACATCTGTTTGTTAATTGATGAAGAAATAAAGAATTGGGATTGGTACGATAGAAAGCTATTTAAACTATACAGAGATACTGATTTAAGTATGCGAGATATAGCAAAAGAAACTAATATAAGTTTAATTTCAATATTCAATTCAATTAAGAATTACAAGATTATTTTAAAAGAAAAGTTCGAGAAAGATTATCAGGACTATATTACTAACGATTATAATATGATGTACTAATGGGAAGACCAAGAAAAAAACCACAAGGATTAGGTGACACTGTAGAAAGAATTACAGAAGTTACAGGAATTAAAAAAGTAGTTGAAGTATTCAGCAAAGCAACTGGATTAGATTGTAATTGCGATGCAAGAAAAGAAAAGTTAAACAAATTAGTTCCGTATAGAAGAACAGTTAATTGTTTAACAGAATCAGATTATGAAGCTTTAAAACCTTATATGTCACCACAAAAAGGTAGTTTAACACCAAATGAACAATGGCAGCTACAAGGTATTTATTTAAGAGTGTTTGAAGTTAAATTAGATGATAGTAATTGTGCTTCTTGTTGGAGGGATATTATCAATGATTTAAGAAAAGTATTCAACGAATACGAAGTAAATGAATAATTGGAAAGAAATAGATTTATTTAACTATCTAAAAGAAAAAGTTTACTTTGATTTAGTTAAGTCTAAAAATCAGATGTCAAGGTGGGATTGTTACAGTCCCGCCACAGGACACAGAATAGAGCTAAAATGTAGGACACGACACTTTGATACACTTCTACTTGAAAAGAAAAAATATATAGCAATGATTGAAGAATGTGAAAAGCATTTAGATATTCCAATATATATTAACTCAACACCAAAAGGAGTATTTAGTTTTAACTTACATAGGATAGAACCAACATTTGAAACAAACACAAGAAATCCAGCTACAACACAATTCTATAATAATCAAAGAGTAGAAAAAGAAGTAGCCTATTTAGAAATTAATCAAGCATTAAAATTATGAAAATTAAAATAATGTTATATGCTGATGAAGAACATATAGCGCAGGTAAACTTAAATAGTTTTGATAAAGTTTTAAAGCAAGATGTGAAACAATTATTAGAATCAAAATCAATACCTGAAGGTAAGATAAAAGAAATAATAACCAACGTATTAAATAGCAAATATGAAAGATAATCCAATACAATTAGAATATTTAAAGAGTGTACTTCTATCACAGTTACTTTTAGAATGTAATGAGAATTTACGCTTCACAAAGCAATATAACGGTGCTTTAAAGCACTTACTTAATAAAGTGAATAGTCACTTGGAAACAACTGTTTTTGATGAATACAGAAAGATATATGAAGCAGATGCAGAAATGACTACTAACATCTTAAGAAGTATTGAAGATATAGTTTTAAAATTAACTACTTCAGACTTGGATGAACTTGTAATGATTAACGCAGTGATTGAAAAGTATAAAGAGAACAAAGATTGGTTCTTGGAATATGGTTCTGCAGATTTTTTAAGAATCGATGGCTAAGAAGAAAATAGAAATATATTCACCACATTACACAGAAGTAGAAGCAATGGTGTATTGCGTTAAAAAGAATGTTTGTTATTCATTAGAAGCTAACACTAATAAAAGATTCTACATCGTAAAGTATATTCCAACTGATTACAAGAATATAATTTACTTAAAAGAAAACAACAAGAAAATAGACTTCAGCGAATACGAAGCAACAAAAAAGATAATGGAATTATATAAGAACCAAAGCAAATTATTATGAATCAAGTAAAAGATACAATGTCAGAATGGATTGATACACAAGTAAAAGATAGTGTAGTGCAATCAGTAATTAATAAGTTTAAACAACGTAGTGAAGTAGGAATAAAGAAATACAATACTACATTAGATAGAGAAGATTTAACAAAACAAGATTGGATTCAACACGCACAGGAAGAAGCAATGGATTTAATTTTGTATTTAGAAAAACTTAAGAGACTATGAAACAATCAGCACTACAAAGAATACAACGCATTATGAAGTTCAACTATAATAGAGGATTGAATAGCGAAAGAGTAAATGCAGTATATAGAAAGATTATAAAACAAAAATTAGAGGGTAGCAATTAGCTATCCTTTTTTATTTGTTAAAATTTTGTTAATACTTGCACAGTGTAAATAAGTTGTTTATATTTGCTTAACCAATTAAAACAAATACTATGGAAAAGCAAGAAATTATTGAATCATTAAACAGATGTATTTATTTAGCCAAAAATGCTGATATAACTTACATCGAAAGAGAACTAACAAAAGTAGCTGAAGCATTGCTAAATGATTGGAATGAATCAGATGCGTATTATAAACAAATACAACAAATAATAAATGAATGAAGATGCCACAATAAAGATATTATCTATTATAGAAACTTTAGAAAGAGAACAGCAAAAAGCTTATTCAATATATTTTAAAGCTACAGACGAACAAATGTTATATATAGTAGATTCAATAGAAAGAGATAAACAAACTTATTATTACATTTATAACTTAATTATACAAGATGCAAGACAAAATTAACAAACAAGAAAAAGAAATAAAAGTTATGAGAATAGAAATTCATAGACAATGGTTAGGTTTTAAGAAATTCCCAACTTACAAAGTAAATGGTAAAAATCACACAAGAATATTTTTTATGTGCTTTGCAATAACATTAGTAACAATTTAAAAACAAATAAGATATGGAAAAAATTAAAACATTCGATAACAAGATTTGGGACAAACAAGAACTATTAGATAATATGTACGATGATGATTTTTACTATGGTTACTTAGGGAAACAAGCATTATCTTCTTCAAGTCTTAAAATGGTGCTTAAATCACCTAAAACATATAAGTATGTTACAAAGTATGGTCAAGCTGAAACGCAACCATTAAGAGATGGTAAACTATTCCATACACTTATATTAGAACCTAATAAGATTGATACATTTACTTTTGTAGATTGTAAAACTAAAGCAGCAAAAGAATACAAACTTGCAGTAGAAGAACATCAAAACGTTTATACTACAAACGAATTAAGAGATGCTGAAAGATTAGCAGATGCAATACTAAAGAACAATGAAGCTACAAGTTACTTTTCTAAAGCACAGTTTGAAATACCCGAAGTAGCAATGATAGATGGAATACCATTTAGAGCCAAAGCAGATATTTTAAGAGGCAATCAAATAATAGATTTAAAAACTACTACAGGATTAAATGAATTTAGATATTCAGCAGATAAATACTCTTACGACTTACAAGCTTATATGTATAAAGAAATGTTTGGAGTAGATGAATTTATATTTGTATGTATTGACAAAGGTAGTTTAGATATTGGTATCTTTGAATGTAGTGATGACTTTTATCAAAGAGGTAAAGACAAACTTGAACAAGGTATTGCTAACTATAAATATTTCTTTAGCAATGATGAAGTAGATTTAAATCAATATGTATTAAGAGGAATATTATAAGATATGGAAAATAAGATAATAGATTTAATCAATCAAGAATTAGCAGTAGACATAACACAAGAGTGCAGGAAGCGAGAAATAATAGAAGCAAGGGCATTATACTTCTACATAATTAAAAAGCTATACCCAAAGATGTCTTTACAAAGAATAGCAAATTTTTTAAATAAGAATCACGCTACAGTAATACATTCACTTAAAAACTATCCCTACTATGAGAAATACAATCCTAAGTTAGAAGATATAAAGAATAACATATTACATTTAGTAGGTGAGTCACAAGAACCTGTAGACTTGACTAAGATGCAAACTATAGATTTAAAGAAAAGAATCTTTGATTTAGAAAATAGTTTAGAGCAAGAGCGTAATAGACCAAGATACGAATTTACAATAATAGAACAATTAGAAAACCTTTTAAGAGATACTAAAGGAACTGAACAACACGAGTTAATCACTTTACGATTAGAAGCATTCTATTCAATGAATAAAAACATTAGACTATAACATTATGAAACTACAGTTAGAAACATACAACAAGAAGTACACAATAGAGACACCTAATGATGATTTAGATATATTTGAATACTTAGATATATTTAAAGGATTATTAGTTAGTGCTTCATTCCAACCTAATACAATTGATAGAGCTATAATAGAATTAGCTGATGATTTAAAAGATGACTTATGAAAAACTCAGAAATAAGCAAGATATTGCAGGAAGCGAATAATAATACTATTTACCTATGGGATTTACCAAGACCACAATGGAAAGAAGAAGATTTTAAACTATTAGAATCTATTAAGAATGGTGCAAAGTATAAAACAAAGAAAATAGTATTAGATGACTTGCAAATGGAATCAGATATTAAAACACTATGCCAACCTAATAGAACTTTAATCAAAAGAAAAGCTGATGGTAAAATATACAATAGCACTTACGAATGTGCTTATGATAATAATTTAACACGAAGCCATCTAATGACTGTATTACGTTCTGATATAGAACATAGGTTTAAAGAAATGTTTGAAATAATAAATAACTAAAATAATTAATTATGACACCTGAAGAAAAAGCAAGAGAATTATTCGATAAGTATTTGGATATAGATGGTTTTGGATATTATAGAGGTAAAGATTCATTTTTGTATTGGAGTACTTCTGTTATAGGTAAACAAGCAAGACAGTGTGCATTAATAGCAGTTAATGAAGTATTGTGGGGAATTATAAAATATGCAGACGATTCAAAAGAATATGTAACTGAAAATGCTAAATTTTGGCAAGAAGTTAAACAAGAAATAGAAAAGCTTTAACAACTATTAAAATTATTTATTATCACTTTGAATAAACAAATTATTTCAAATGGAAAATAAAAGTAAAGCAGGTGGAAAAAGAGATGGTGCAGGTAGAAAGCCTAAAGCAGAAGAAATAGCTTTAATAGAAAAGTTATCACCATTAGAACCATTAGCATTTGCTGCATTAGAAAAAGGATTAGAGAAAGGTGATTTTAAATTCACACAGTTGTTCTATAACTACTATGCAGGTAAACCAAGAGAAACAAAAGATGTAACTCTTACAACTGAGCAACCTATATTTGATTTAAACGATTTAGGTGACATCTAATAAACGATAATGGAATTTATAGTAACTACAGCTTTAAAGAAGTTATTACGTCTTAAAAAGCGTATTAAGGTAGTAAGGGGAGGTACAAGTGCATCAAAGACATTTAGTATTCTCCCTATACTTATTGACAGAGCAATTAAGACACCTAACTTAGAGATTAGTGTTGTATCTGAATCTATACCACATTTACGTAGAGGTGCATTAAAAGACTTCTTAAAGATAATGATGGCACTTGGTAGATATAACGATAATCAATTTAATAAGAGTACACTTAAATATACATTCGGCAATGGTAGTTATATTGAATTCTTTTCTGTAGACCAACCTGATAAGTTAAGAGGTGCAAGAAGAAATGTATTATACGTTAATGAGTGTAACAATGTAGACTTTGATTCATACTATCAATTAGCTATTAGAACATCAGGTGAGATATGGTTAGATTATAATCCATCAAGTTTATTTTGGGTAGATAGAGAAATCATTAATCAAGAAGATGTAGACTTTATTACATTGACTTATTTAGATAATGAAGCACTACCTGAAACTATTGTAAAAGAAATAGAATCAGCAAAAGAAAAAGCAAAGACATCTGCTTATTGGGCGAATTGGTGGCAAGTATACGGATTAGGTTTAACAGGTTCTTTAGAAGGTGTATGTATTCCTGATTGGCAAGAGATTAATCTACCTGAAGAAGCAAGACTACTTTGTTACGGAATGGATTGGGGATATAGTAATGACCCTACATCTTTAATAGCTATGTACAAATACAATGATGCTTATATATTTGATGAGTTGATATATCAAAAAGGATTGCTTAATTCAGATATTAGTGATTTACTTAAAACAAATGATGTACAAGATATAGTTTACGCAGATAGTGCTGAACCTAAATCAATAGCTGAGTTGAATAGTTATGGTCATAATGTGTTACCTGTTAGTAAAGGTAGAGATAGTATCGTATATGGTCTTAATTTAATCAATCAGAATAAAGTTTACGTTACATCAAGAAGTAAGAATTTAATCAATGAATTAAGGAATTACATTTGGATGACTGATAAACAAGGTAACAAGCTAAATAAACCTATAGATGCTTATAATCACGCAATAGATGCAATGCGTTATGCAATCACTTCACAGTTAGAAAATCCCAATAAGGGAACTTATTACGTTTATTAGATATGAGTTACGGACAAATAATAGCAACTATACAATGCTACATACATCACGTTAAGAATGTAGAAGTAAATATTAACTTACCAAGAAACATAGGTGAAATAAAAAAGATGCAGCAGATGTATTTAATTGCATCAGCTTATTTGAAAGTTTAAATGTTAAAGTTTTGTTAAAATTTGTAAATAGTTTTGTATTGTTAATAAGTAGCGTATATTTGTACTCAGATAACAACAAATAAAAAAAACAAAGCTATGATAAACTTAAACACAATTTCAAAAGAAGATTTCGCAAACGAATTATTATTAATGTCAGATGATTGTAGTGATTTTTATAATCCAAGAGAAAAACAAATTTTATCTTTAGACTTTGATTTTGATTTAATGAAAAAAGAGTTTGAAAATTGGCTAATAAATAACTGTGATAATTATTAATTATGTCAGGATTAAGAATAGAAGTTAAAAGTGAATTTGAAAAACGTTCTGATTTAGAGCTGATAGAATTTATAAATACAGTAAAAGAATCTTTTGAGGATGTTTCAATAATATCAATAGAAAATTTAAAAACTGAATATAGTAAATTTTATAGATACAAATATAAAGTTTCTTTTTATCACAAATTATATATAATGATATAACTATGGAATACTACGATTATCAAAACGAATATCCTGAAAACGAATGCAGGTTTTGTGGTGAACCTTGCGAAAAAACATATTGCGATAAGCAATGTGAAAGAGCAGATGAAGATTAACTGTAATTAAATATCTTCCCAATAGAACAGATTTTAATTCTTATTTAAGCTATCAGAAATGGTAGCTTTTTTTTATGTCTTATATTTAACACAAAACAATACATTATGTCTTAAATATAAATCACTTAATACAATAACGTAATTAATTTATTAATAACTAAAACAAAACAAAATGAAGATAGAATTAACAATACCAACTTCTTTAAACGAAATAAAACTTGCACAGTATCAAAAGTTTTTATCTATAGTTAAAGATAATGAAGAATCAGAATTCTTGCAACAAAAGATGGTGCAAATATTTTGTGGTATAGATTTAAAAGATGTAGCTTCTATTAGGTACAAAGATGTAGTAGAAATTAATCAAAACATTAATAATCTATTCACTAAAGAAAATCGTTTCATACAACGCTTTAAAATGGGTGGTGTAGAGTTTGGATTTATACCTAACTTAGATGAGATGTCTACAGGTGAATATATGGATTTGGATGCTTACATTACAGATTGGGAAACTATGCATAATGCAATGGCTGTATTATATAGACCTATAACAAATAAGTTAGGAACTAAATATAATATAGAAGAATACAAAGGTTCAGTTACTTACGCAGATGTAATGCGACACGCACCTTTAGATGTAGTATTAGGTGCTATGGTTTTTTTTTACAATTTAGGGAACGACTTATTAAGCAGTACGATAAATTATTTGGAGAAGAATCAGGAAGTGCAGAATATTCTGAACAAGCACAATTCGGAAAACGGTGGGGATGGTATTCAAGTATCTATGCTCTTGCTCAAGGAAACGTTGGAAGGTTTGATGAAGTTTCCAAGTTACCAATACACCAAAGTTTAACATACTTAAGCTTTGAAAAAGAAAAGACTGATATAGAAATGAAACTAATAAATAAAAAATAATGTATTACGATATAAGCACAAGAATAAAAGAAGAATTAGATAAAGACCCATTTGTAAACACAGTTACAATTGGTGATATATTTAAAGTTGATTTAAACAAGCAAACTATATTCCCTTTATCACATATTATAATAAATAGTTCTTCTTACATAGGTAGCACTAAGCAGTATAACGTATCTATTTTATGTATGGATATAGTAGATGAATCTAAAGAAGCTACAGAAGATATATTCAGAGGCAATGATAATGAGCAAGATGTATTAAATACACAAGAAGCAGTTGCTACAAGATTTTTAGAATCAGCAAGAAGAGGTGATTTATCTGATGACTTATACGAATTAGGTGGCAACGCTACAATAGAGTATTTTGTAGATAGATTTGAAAACAAAATAGCAGGTGTTACAATGACATTTGATTTGATTACTTATAATGATATGACTATTTGCTAAAATGGCACAAGAATTAAAAAGTGTTGAACAAGTCTTAAGACGATTTAGAGATTATGTTATACAACAAAGTAGAAGTAATTTATCTAAAAGCGATAAGAACGTTTCTAAGGAACTATATAATAGTTTGAAAGGAGAAATACTCACAGAGAATAATTATTCAATTGTGGGCTTCTCTATGGCTGAATATGGTCAATTTCAAGACCAAGGGGTTAAAGGTAAATCAAGTTCTTTAAAAGCACCTAATAGTCCGTTTAAGTTTGGTACAGGTTCAGGTAAAAAAGGTGGTTTAACTAAAAGCATAGATAAATGGGTACGAGCGAGAGGGTTTCAATTCCGAGACAAAAAGAGTGGGCAGTTTTTGAGTTACGAGCAAACAGGATTTTTAATTTCTCGCAGTATTTTTCACAAAGGAATTAAACCAAGTTTGTTTTTTACTAAACCATTTGAAGCAGGATATAAGAAATACATAGATACTGATTTAATGAAGGCATTTGGTCAGGATATAGATACAATGGTAGATTCTAATTTAACAAATATAAAATGATAATATACTCAAGAAGTCCTTACTTCATAAGAATAAATGAAGAAGGTCAAGTTGGTTCAAGAATAGAACTTAGATTATGGAATGGTACAGGTTCAGCACCTACAGATGCAACTTATGTATTTAGTAAACCTAAAGCTTCAGATACACAATTAGAAAACATTTATAACATTAGTCCTTTTGTAAAAGAGTACATAGATAATGTAGCACCTATTTATTCAAGTGCTGAATTAGATTCTACATCTATGTGGGTAAATGTTCAAGTAAAAAGATACAAAGAAACTGCTACAGGTGTTTATAGTTTATTAGATACTACTACTTATTTAGGTACTAATGGATATACTGATTTTACTGATGGTTATAATTATACAAATCCATCAAATCAATTTATGTTACTATCGGATAACACAAAAGAGATAAGATACGATATTGATAAAGCATTGCCTTATGTAAATGTATTAATTGATGTTGAAGCTGCAGAAGATATAGAAGCTGTTTATAAAGACTTAAGAGGTCGTAATGAAACTACTAAATTCTTTTCAGTAGTTAAAGGTATGCTAAAAGTTCCATTAACAATTGATAATGTAAAATACTGCAAAGGAAATACTTTGACTCTTAAGCACAATGAAACAGAATATATATATAGAGTCATACCAATATGTGAACCTAAATATTCTCCTGTAATTTGTTCTTATATTAATCGTTTTGGTGGGTGGCAGTTCTTGACGTTTTTTAAGACACGAGTAGATACAATAAATGTAAAAGGTAGTGCTTATAACTTATTACCAAGTTCAATTGATTACAACGTGTCTAAAGGACAAAGCAAGGTGTTTAATGTAAATGGAAACCAATCAGTTAAACTAAGTTCAGGATTTGTACCTGAAAATTATTCTGATTTGATTCAGGATTTATTAGTTAGTGAGGTTGTTTTATTAGATGGTTTACCTGTTAAAGTTAAAACACAAAGCACAACTTTAAAAACTTCTTTGATAGATAGAAACATCAATTACGAAATAGAATTTGATTACGCATTTAATTTAATTAACAACGTTATTTAATGGTAACAGTAGGAATATATATTTACATTAACGGTGTAGCAAAAAGAATAGAATTATTTGATGATGAAAAAATATCTTTGAATAGTTCGGTTCAAGATGCTTCTGATATTTCAAAAGTTTATACAGACTTTAGCCAATCTTTTACTGTACCTGCTAATGACCATAACAACGCTATCTTTTCACACTGGTATGAGAATAGTATTGATGGAGGGTTTGATGCAAGAAAAAGAAAGAAAGCTTATATTGAATTAGATACTATACCATTTAGAAATGGAAACATACAATTAGAAAAAGCAACAATTAAAAACGGAGTTCCTGAAAATTATACTATAACTTTCTTTGGTAGTTTAGTTTCGCTTAAGGACACCTTTGCAGGAAAAAAATTATCAGAATTAGATTATTCTGCTTATAGTTTTGCTTATAGCGAAGCTGATGTAGTTAGTAGAGTTACAGGTCAAATAAACAATGATATTAAATTCCCATTAATTAGTTCGTCAAGGGTTTGGAATGATACAGTTGGTAGTAATGACAATATAACATCATCTACATTGCCAACTTATATGAATGCTTCAGAGTTATTTCCTGCATTAAGATTAAGTAAGGTTTTTGAAGCTATAGAATCAAATTACGGAATAACTTTTAATGGTTCTTTCTTAACAGACCCAAGATTTACAAGAGCATTTTTATGGTTAAAGAATGCAGATGTATTTACAGTTAAAGGTGGTAATAATAGAATAGATTTTAATTCTGTTTCAGGAATAGAAACTTTTGCAGTTGCAAATTTAACAACAAACCAAGTAACTATAACATCTCTTCCTATTCCATCAGGTGCTACCGCAAATAGATATATTGTTAAAATAACTATAAATACTTCAGCTTCGCCAAGTAGCGACACTATGTTTAAAGTTAATACTTATAGAAATGGAGTTCTTTATAGTACCACTTTACCACAAAATGTAACTTCAGCTGCTGCAGGATTTTTTCTTTTTGGTCAAGAAAGTTTTGTTGATGATGGGGTTTACTATTATACAATCGAGGTTTTAGGTACTGCTGCAAGTTACACTTCTGTTTTGAACTATGAGCGTTCTTACTTTATTACTTCTACAAGTACAACAGTTACTGAAAATTACTTTGTTAATCAAAGTGTAGCTCAATCAGCTTCAGGTTTAGATTTATCTTATTATATGCCAGATATTAAAGTAGAAGATTTTTTTAGTGGTGTATTAAAAATGTTTAATCTAACTTGTTTAGGTTATGAAGAAAATGTTTATACTATTGAACAATTAGAAGATTGGTATGATGCTGCTGAAATTGTAGATGTAACAAAACATATTATATCAGATGATTTAGAAATAAGTAAATTAGAAACATTCAATAAAATAAATTTTAACTATACAAAAAGCGAAAGCTTTATGAATGTTGCTTACTTAAGTAATGCAGGATTTGAGTATGGAAATTTAAAAGCAGATTTAGATGCTGACGGTGGAGAATATATAATTCAATTACCATTTGAAAATTTACTATTTAATAAATTTACATCACAAAATTTGCAAGTAGGTTATTCTTTAAAAACAGATTTTAAACCATACATACCAAAACCTATTATACTATACGATTTAGGTATTGCATTAGGTTGTAATTTTTATATTCGTGATGGTAGCACTACTACAAATGCTACTACATATAATTGCTTTGGGCAAGATACTATTATAAATGGATTTCAATATAGTTTAAATTTTGGTTTAGAAATAAGTAGTTTAACTTTAAATGTAGTTACCAATAGTTTATATTCTAATTATTACCAATCTTACTTAGAAAATCTTTATAATTTAAAGTCAAGAAAGTACAACGTAAAAGCTGTATTTCCTATTAGTTTATTGACTTATTTAAAACTAAATAACAGATTAGTTATACGAGATAAAAGATATATTATTAATAATATGAAAATAGATTTAACAAGCGGTGAAGTAGATTTAGAATTAATAAATGATTTCAGAACAGAAGTAGCACAACCTTTACCACCAGAACCATTATTTATAGATTATTCTGATGATGACTACACAGAAGATTATTACACAAATTAATAAATAGAAAATGACAAAAGCAGAAGTACAAGCATTAATAGATACTAAATTAGCTTCAGGAACTGAAATATTAGCATCTGAACACAGGGAAGTAGAAACGGCTTTATTAAATTATTTAGATGGTGTAATAGCATCTGCACCTTTAACAAAAGGAACGGTTGCAGTAGGGAATGTTGCTGCTCCTGTTAGTACAATCACAGTACCATTTAGTTCTTCATTAGATACTGCAGATTATATTGTATCAGGTAGTTTAGTTTCATTAGGAAATGTAAGTGATGATACTACTTGTTGGTGGACTGTTAGAAATAAAAACCAAAATGGATTTGCTTTGATAGTGAGAGAGGGTGGTAACTTTACACAAAATTTATCATTTGAATATGTAGTATTTAGAAAATAATATATGATAAAAGAAATATTGAATCTGTTAATGATGGATAATCATTACGGACAAAGTGAAACAATAGAAATAGCTAAGGGTAAATACGAATTGCCAAGTAGTTGGGATAAAGGAATAAATCAAATTAAAAGACTTATTAAATGGCAAAGACAGTAGAAGTAGATTTACAGGTAAACACAAACCTTGAACCCACAATAAAAAACTTAAGAGAACTTAAAAAGCAGTTAAGAGAAACGGCTGCAGGTTCTAAAGAGTTTGATAAATTAAGTGCTTCTATACGTGATATGGAAGACGCTATTGGTGATGCAAAAGCAACCAATGATGACTTTTTAGGTCAATTAGAAAACGCTTCTGGTCCTTTAGGAACTTTAGGGCAAGGTATTCGTGCTGCAGAAAGAACATTCTCAAGTTTCAATGGAGCGTTAAAAGCTTCTATTATTGGAATTATAGTTGCTGCAGTTGCAGGTTTAGCTGGAGCATTTAGCAACAATGAAAAAGCAATGAAGAAAATCCAACCATTATTGGCTGGTGTTGAAAAACTATTTGCAGGTATATTTGCTGCAGTAGAACCTTTATTTAATGCTATAATAGATTTTGCAATTGCTAATTTACCAACTATAATAAAAGGAATAGGTGGTTTTTATTCTGCATTGGTAGGTTTATTTTCTTTTGTTAAAGAAGCGGGTGCCTCTTATTTAAAAATATGGAAAGGTATATTAACATTAGATTTTGATTTAGCAAAAGAAGGTGTTGAACAATTAAAGAATTCATTTGCTACTGCAGTAAAATCAGGTACTGATGCTTATAAAAGATTTACTGATGCTTCAAAAGGAGCTACAAAAGCAGAAAAAGAGGAGGCTGCAAAAAGAGCTGAAGAAGCTAAAAAAGCTGCAGAAGAAAATAAAAAACACCAAGAAGAAATAACTGCTAAAAACAAAGCTGAATACGAAAAAAGATTAGCAGCACAAAAGGAAGCAGACGCAAAAGCAAAAGAGCAAAGAGAAAAAGCTGCACAAGAAGAACGTGATTTTTTTATAGGCATTGAAAATGTTAATAGAGAAAAAAGAATAGCTGACGCTTTAGAAAAAGAAGCTACTGATGCAAAAACTTTATCTGATGCAACTGCATTAGTCGATGCTTTAGAAGCGCAAGATGAAAAAAGGACAGCAAATGAAAAACTTACTGCTGATGCAAGAAATAAAATTGCTCAAGAAGAATTTAATGCTAAACAACAACTATTAAACGCAAGTGCAAATGCTTTAGCTGTACTTTCTGACGTAGTAGGTAAAGAAACAGGAAAAGGAAAAGCATTGGCTGTTGCTGCTTCTCTTATTAATACATACGCTGCAATAGCAGGACAATTAAGAGCGTTTTCAGGTGTACCAATTCCGGGGTTTGCAATAGTTCAAGCAATAGCAACAGGTCTATCAGGATTTGCTGCGGTTAAAAATATATTAAAAGTTCAAGTTCCTAATTCAGGTGGTGGTGGTGCATCTGTACCAAGTGGTGGTGTTAGTTCTTCTCCTGCTTCAGTAACACCTGCTGCTCCACAATTTAACGTTGTAGGTACATCAGGACAAAATCAAATAGCACAATCATTAGGAAACCAAGCACCTGTTAAAGCTTTTGTAGTATCAAATGATGTTACTACTGCTCAAAGTTTAGATAGAAATATTGTTAAAACTGCAACAATAGGTTAACAAAAAAGTAAAAAAATAATTTATAAATAAAAATTAAATGCGAATAGTAGAATTAGTTATAGATGAAAAAGAAGATTTAGCAGGTGTAGAAGCTATCTCTGTTGTAGAATTTCCTGCAATAGAAGAAAACTTTATAGCACTAAATCAGCAATTACAACTTGCAAAAGTAGATGATGAAAAGCGTATCTTAATGGGTGCTGCTTTAATACCAAATAAAAACATTTACAGACGCAATGGAGATGATGAATATTATATTTTCTTTTCAGATGAAACTGTAAAAAAAGCAAGTGAGTTATTCTTAATGAATAGCAATCAAAACAATGCTACATTAGAACACGAAAAAAAGATTAATGATTTATCAGTTGTTGAATCTTGGATAGTTGAAGATGTAGAAATGGATAAGTCTAAAAAGTATGGTTTAAATGCACCTGTTGGAACTTGGATGGTTTCTATGAAAGTAAACAATGATAAAATATGGACAGATTTTGTCAAGACAGGAAAAGTCAAAGGATTTTCAATTGAAGGCTACTTTGCTGATAAATTAGAAATGAGTTTGCAATTAGAAAAAGAGCAAGAATTGATTGAAAAGATTAAATACATAATCGTAAAGCATAACTTGTAATGGTAAAAAACACAGCATTTAAAGTACACGTTCAAGAAGTATTACAATCAGAAGTTGATAATGTAAATATCGAACAAGGTGCTATGCTTGTAACTAATGAATCTTTATTTATGGGATTCAATAACGAGCAAGTAAGAGTTTACCCGCCACAATCAGATAAAATGGGTTTAGGTTGGGCAAGATACGATGGAACTCAATACACAAGTGCAAGTCCTTATGCTTTTACTACTGCTGCATTCGTTGTGCCTAATAACAAAGGAAACGTTATAGATAATCACATTCATTCTGATATTGATTATTACAAAAATAATAAACTATATGCTGAATTTGAAGCTGATGTATATGTTTTAACTATTGCTTTTAAAGCTAAGATAGCAAACGCTAATGGATATGTAGATTTATTTTTAGAAGGTGGTAATGGTACACCATACGATAGAATTAGAGAAACTATAACATTCCCAAAAGGAAACGATGTAGAACATTCATTTGCTAAAACTTTTCAATACTATGCAGATGAAGATGTAGTAACTAATGGATTAGAAGTTAAAATAAAAGCTTCACATTCAGGAAGTATATATGATGTAATTTATTTTATTCAAAGAACACAGAACCACAAATACTAACTAAAAATGATAAATAAACTTATGGATTTAATTAAGAGTACATCACCTAAAGGTGGTAAAAGAGGATGTCTTTGCGAAGATGGAACGTATAGTTCAGAATGTTGCAAAGGCGAAACAATTAATCAAGGTATTGGAACAACTGTAGGACAATCAAATTCTTCAGTAAACAACCAAAGCGAGGTTAGAGTTATAACTAGTTCAAACGGCTAATTTATAACAAATATTTATAACTATAATTTATAAACAAATTAAATATTTTAAAAATGAGTGTAATTAACGAAATCAAAAGTCTTTTGGGTATGGAGGTAAAACTTGCTCAAATGTCGCTTGACAATGGTACGGTTATAGAAGCTGAAGTTTTCGAACCACAGCAATCTGTATTTATTGTTAATGGTGAAGATAGAATTGCAATGCCCGTAGGAGAATACAAACTTGAAGACGGAAACGTTTTAGAAGTTGAAGTAGAGGGTATTATTGCATCTATTGAAATGCCAGAAGAAGTGGTAGAAGAAGTACCTGCTGAAGAAGAAGTAGAGGTTGAGGCTGAAGCTGCACCTGCTGCTCCAAAAAGAATTGTAGAATCAGTTTCTAAAGAAATGTTCTTTGCTGAAATTGAAAAACTACGTGAAGAAATTAAAGGTCTTAAATTATCAAAAGATGATGAAGACAAAACTGATGAAGATTTAAAATCTAAAGAGGTAGAATTAAGTGTTGAGCCACTTACACATTCACCTGAAGTTAAAGATGTAAAAATCCATAAATTCGGTTCTAACAGAATGCTAACAACTCAAGACAGAGTTATGGCTAAACTTTTTAATAAATAAACTAATAAATAAATACTATGCCAACAACGACTTCAATCACGACTACTTATGCTGGAGAATTTGCAGGGAAATATATTTCTGCAGCTTTACTTTCAGCTAATACCATCGAAAAAGGTGGTATCGAAGTTAAACCAAATGTTAAATACAAAGAAGTAATTAAAAAAATTGCTACTAATGATTTAGTTAAAAACGCTACTTGTGATTTTGATGCTACATCTACTGTAACTTTAACAGAAAACATTTTACAACCAGAAGAGTTCCAAATCAATTTACAACTTTGTAAAAAAGATTTTCGTTCTGATTGGGAAGCAATCCAAATGGGATATTCTGCTTATGATTCATTGCCTCCATCATTCCAAGAATTCTTATTAGCTCACGTAGCTGCTAAAGCTGCTTTGAACAACGAGATTTCTATTTGGAGAGGTGTTAATGCTACTGCAGGTCAATTTGATGGATTTGTAACTTTAGCTACTGCTGATTCAACTGTTATCGATGTAGTAGGTACAACTGTTACTGCTTCTAACGTAATTGCTGAAATGGGTAAAGTAGTTGACGCTATTCCTGCTGCACTTTACGGACAAGAAGATTTACACTTATACGTTTCACAAAATGTTTACAGAGCATATGTACGTGCTTTAGGAGGATTTGGTGCTGATGGATTAGGTGCAAATGGTTACGATGGAAAAGGAAATAACCAAGCATTTGGAGACTTGTTCTTTGACGGTGTTAAAATTTTCGTAGCACACGGATTAGCTAACAACTTTATGATGGCTGCACAAAAATCTAACTTGTATTTTGGTACAGGATTATTGTCTGACCACAACGAAGTTAAAGTTATTGATATGTCTGAAATCGATGGTTCACAAAACGTAAGAATTGTGATGAGATTTACAGCAGGTGTTCAATACGGATATGGTTCTGAAATTGTACTTTACACTCCAGCGTAATTTTAAACAATTAGATTAAACTAAGGGGTGGTGGAAAAAACACCATCCCTTTTTTATTAACTTATAAAATTATAAAAAATGGCTTGTGAAATCGCATTAGGAAGAACGGAAAAATGTAAAGACTCTACAGGAGGTCTAAAAGCAGTTTATTTCGTTAATTGGGGTGATATGACAGGGGTAACTTATGATGTAACAAATACAGATGCTATTGCTACAGTTTTAGGTACACCTAGTGCATATAAATATGACTTGAAAGGGAATAGTTCATTTGAACAAACAATTACTTCTTCAAGAGAAAATGGAACTACATTCTTTGAACAAACTTTAAATTTAACTTTAAAGAAATTATCAGTTGTAGACCACAAACAAATCAAATTACTTTCTTATGGTAGACCACAAGTAGTAGTTGAGGATAACAACGGAAACTTCTTTTTAGCAGGTTTAGAACACGGTATGGAAGTAACAGGTGGTACAATTGTAACGGGAGCTGCTATGGGTGATTTGTCAGGATATACTTTGACATTATCAGCACAAGAACAAGCACCTGCAAACTTTATATCTACTACTTTAGCATTAGCAGGATTTACTGTTGTAAGCGGTTCATAATTGTTTGTTTTTTTGATTGGAAAGGCAGTAACTTCGGTTGCTGCTTTTTTTGTTTAAGGGTATAGCATTAAATTAAAATTAAATTTTAAGGATATAGCATTAAAAACAATTTAACGATTAATGTATTTATAAATAAAAAATTATATGATTATTTTAAAAGAGCAAAGTACTGCTCAAACTTTGAAATTCATACCAAGAAGTTATGGAGCAGATACGATAGTATTAAGAAATGAAACGACAAATGAAATACAAACTATTTCAGCAACGTTTACATTAGATTCTTATTATTTATCTACTTCTAAAATATTTGATTTAAAAGAGAATACATTTTACAATCTAACTATTAAAAATGGTGTTGAGGTTGTATATAAAGATAGAGTTTTTTGTACAAATCAAGTCTTAAAAGATTATACAGTAAACAAAGATGAATATGTAGCTAACGTTACAAACAACGATTTTATAATTTATGAGTAATATATCAATTGTTCAATTATCAGGATATAATAGTCCTGTAATACAAGAAAACAAAAAGGCAGATTATATTGAATACGGAAGTGATAATAACTACTTTCAGTATTTAATAGATAGGTTCTTATATTCTACTACAAACAATGCTATTATAACTGGTGTTACTAATATGATTTATGGCAAAGGAATCGATGCTTTAGATTCTAATAGAAAGCCAAATGAATATGCACAAATGCGTAGTATCATTAAAGAGGGTTGTTTAAAGAAAGTAGGATTAGAGCGTAAAATGCTTGGTATGGCTGCTATGCAAGTAGTAATGGAAAAATCAAAGGTAAAAACTATTGAACATTTTCCTATGCATACTTTACGTGCTGAAAAATGCAATGATAAAGGCGAAATAGAAGCTTGGTACTATCATCCTGATTGGACTAAAATAAAACCATCTGAAAAACCTAAACGTATTCCTGCATTTGGTTTTGGTAATGGTAACGAAGTAGAAATATATATCGTTAAACCATACATTAGTGGATTTCATTATTACACACCTATTGACTATTCAGGTGCTTTAGAATATGCTAAATTAGAAGAAGATATTGCTAATTACTTAATTAACGATGTACAAAACGGGTTTAGTGGTACAAAAGTTATTAATTTTAATAATGGCGTACCTGCTGAAGAAATGCGTGATAAAATAAAGCGTGATGTATTAAGCAAATTAACAGGGGCAAAAGGTGAAAGAGTTATTGTAGCATTTAATGATAATGCAGAAAGCAAAACTACTATTGAAGATATACCTTTAAATGATGCACCTGCACATTATGAATATTTAAGTACTGAATGTTTTGAAAAACTAATTGTAGGGCATAGAATCACAAGTCCTATGCTTTTAGGAATTAGAGATACAGGTGGTGGATTAGGTAATAACGCAGATGAAATTAAAACTGCTACTTTGTTATTTGATAATATCGTAATTAAACCTTACCAATTAGAAATTACAGAAGCTTTAAATGATATTTTAGCTGTTAATGAAATTAGTTTAAAATTATATTTCAAAACTATACAACCTTTAGAGTTTGTAGATGTTAATGGAATGAATGCTGAAACAAAAGAAGAAGAAACAGGTGTTAAAATGAGTTCACATTTAGATAGCATAGAATTAGATGCTTTTGGTGAAGAAATTGATTTAAATGAGTGGGAATTAATAGATAGTAGAGAAGTTGATTACGATGAAGAGGCTAAATTAGATGCTGAATTAGAAGCTTTAAATAATCCTAAACAATCTTTACTTTCTAAAGTATGGAAGTTTGTAAGCACAGGTATAGCTAATCCTAATGCAAAATCTGAACAAGATGGCGAATTATTTAAGTCAAGATATAGATATAGTGGAGAAATAGGTGAAAATAGTAGAGATTTTTGTAAAAAAATGCTATCAGCTAACAAACTATACAGAAAAGAAGATATAATTCGTATGAGTTCACAGGCTGTAAATGAGGGTTGGGGACCAAATGGTTCTGATACTTACGATGTATTCTTATACAAAGGCGGTGGGGCTTGCCATCATTTTTGGACCAGAGAAACATATCGTAAAAAACAGGATGTAAATAGTCCTTTAGCTACTCAAATTACACCTGCTACAGCAAGAAAAGAGGGTGAAATATTGCCAACAAACAACCCTAAAGTGTACCAAAAACCAATTAATATGCCTAATCAGGGATTTTTACCTAAATAATTTAATAAATGGCACAAGCATTATTTGTAACAAGAGAAGATATAGTTAAATATACTGCAATGAATGGAAACGTAGATACGGATAAATTCATTCAGTTTGTTAAAATAGCACAAGATATACACATTCAAAACTATTTAGGAACTAAACTATATGATAAAATTAACGATGATATAGTAGCGGGTACATTATCAAGTCCATATACAACGCTTTTAAGTAAGTATATTAAACCAATGGTAATTCACTTTGCAATGGTAGAGTATTTGCCTTACGCATCATATACAATAGCAAACAAAGGTGTGTATAAACACAATAGTGAGAACAGTACAAACGTAGAAAAAGACGAAGTAGACTTTCTAATAGCAAAAGAAAGAGATGTAGCACAACACTATACCAATAGATTTATTGATTATATGAGTTTTAAACAATCTTTATACCCAGAATACAATGCAAATTCAAACGGAGATATGTATCCTGACTCTGAAGCTAATTTTGTCAGTTGGGTTTTATAAAATACTATGAAAGAAACATACAAGCCAAAAGAGGTAAACAAAAAAAAGTTAGAATTATTCTTAAACAAGATAAATAAAAAGAAAAAAAATGAGTTTTACAGCCGCACAAGTAACACTAAATAATGATGGAATTGCTGTAGATGGCAATAATCCGTTACCAGTAACATTAGCAAGTGGTGGTGCTTCAGGTGGTGCTACTTCAGATAATCAAGTAGCTATTATAGCACAACTTGATGATATCATTGAAGCTTTAAACACAGATACAGAAGATAAAAGATTAACTGTACGTTTAGACCAAGTAAGTGATACTTTATTTTATGTAGGTAAAGCTTTAATAGGTAAAGTAGATGCTGATGCAAATTGGCTAATTGTAAGATACACACAAACAGGAAGTATCTTAAAAAGTGAATATGCAAATGGCAGCGAAGCGTTTGACCAAGTATGGAATAATAGAACAACTTTAACATACGTATAATGAGCGGCTACGGTGGTAATATAGTAAAGAAAATAATTAGTAAACTTTTGCTTTTAATAGCATTTTTAATAGATAGAAAATAATGCCAGTAAATATAACAGGAGGAAGATACGCAATACGTTCACTTTCAGCAGTAGGAACGACAACGGTAACAATTGGAACTGGAACTTTTGTAAGTGGCGATTTTGGTGCTAATCAAAGAATGTTATCTTTACATAGTAGTACAGGAGCATTTAAAGGTATTGCTTGGGTTCGTAGATTTACTTCAACAACCGTTTTAGAATTAGAAAATAGATTTGTAGACCCAGTAACAGGATTGTACGCAACGCAAGTTGTAGGCGACCAAATATTAGTTTCTAAAAATTCAAACGAAAGTGCAGTAACAGGATTTACCGTTACAACTCCTGATACAAACGTAGTAACCGTTTCAGATAATATTGTAATGGGAACTGCGGGAAGTGAAACGTCTTTATGCTTTTTTGACCAACACAAACAATTTACAATGACTAACGGCTTCCGTTTTAATGGTGGGGTTGCAGTTTTTGGTAAATTAATGTCTTATGATGGTTTAAGTAAAGAATCGTTTGTATGGAGTAGAGAATGTACTGCAAGACCTAACGAAAACTATCCACTTGCGGGAGAGCCACAATATAACCTTTGGGGGACAGGTGGAACTTCGGCGCATATGTTTTTCTTTGGTGGTGCTATTGGTTCACCAATGCGTAGAAGTTTTTTTATTGGAGCAGAGGGAACAGGTGCTACAAATAAAAGTTATGCTTTTTACGGAACTAGAATTTATCACGCTTGTGCAAGTCCTTCAAATGGTGCTAACTGGGCTTCAAATCCTGACAGACATTTGTTATACAAAACAATACACGAGGCAGACTATTCAAATGCTAATTTAATAGTTTGGGGTAATGGTGCTTTTCAAGGTTCGTTTTTAAGTTTCCCACAATTTGGGGCGGGTACACCTTTAGGAATATTTAGAGCTGCAAGTGCGGTAAGTTTTGGAGCAAGTGCAAACAATAGAACAATCGTAAATGATACGGGTTCAGGTGCTTTTATAGACGATATAAATAACGGTAGTTATACTTTTACAAATGTGATAACGCCATTCGTTACTATTCTTAGATTTGCAGGTGGAAACGTGCCTATAACCTTTCAATTTTCAGACGATTATACTAACTTACAACCTAGAACAACGGTAGTGTTGCAACGTGGTGACGGAACTATTGTATCTTCTGTTGTGAATACTGCTTCAAGTACTTTTACTGCAACGGTTGTACAAGCTACCTATTCAGCAACAGGTAATGGTACGGCAACACCAACTAACTTTTATACTACTTTTAACTATGGTATTAAATGCTATGGTTTTAACGTAGTAAATGGAACGCATACGCCATACACCTATTCATTAGGAACTGCGGGAAATGGTACTGATTTAAAGTTAGGCGGTTTGATTAACCAATTAGTAGATGCAAATGTCACTTTGACTGAAACACAAGCTTTGGCTTTGTCTTCTAAATTTTCAATCAATTCAACTACTAAAGTAATAACCATAACAGGAAATGCTACTTATGACGAGTTATATGACTATGTTGTGGCTTGGAATTGTTCAAGTGCTGCAAATGCTGTTATACCTAATTTAAGTCAATATGTTTTAACTGCAAATGGTTTAAGAATTACTGCTTTTACAGGTTGGTCTTTGGTAGTTAATACAGGAGTTACAGTAAGTGCTGGTGCTAAATTTAGCGAGTCTTATTTTGATACTATTACACTAAACGGAACAGGTCAAATAACAGCTGTTTATGCTACAACAGCAGGAACTTCTACCGTATTGGAATTAAACCCACCAAGTAATGCTTATTCTCTTTGTATTTTTAAAGCAGATGGAACTACTAAATATTTTGCATCAAATGTAAATGCGGGTTCTTATTATGTTTACTTTGCACCGAATGAAGCAGGAACATACTTTTTAGCTGCTGAAAAATACGGACAAAAAAGAACGGAAGATACTTTGGTATTAAATGGTGGTAATGTTTGGTATAATATTACAGATGCTGAAGATGTCGGAATTACTGATAACTTTGCAACTGCAAGTGCATACACTACCTTATCAACTACCTCACAATTATACGATGCAACTGCTGTATTTAGACTTTCTGAAACAGGAATTAAATTAGGTCAATTAGTTGCAAGGGATGGTTTGTATTTAGATTTTGGTAATTACAATGTAAAACTAAAAGATGACAACGCTTCAATTATTAGTGTAGCGAGTGGAACAATTACTTACAAGTCAATTGTAGTAAATTCCTCTACTAAATACAATGCAATGAAAGCTACACCACCAAAGACTATCACACCAACTGACAACGAACTTATTAACGTTTTAGTTGAAGATGCAAATGGAGATAGTCAAGTTTCTATTTTGGGTGGAGATAACTTAGGATATGAACTTTGGAAAGTTACAACGGCAACGGCAACTGATGACTATGCAACGGGAACGCTATTGACTACATTAGCAACAAATGCTGCTCCTTATCGATTTATTGGTATTAGTGGCTTTGATATTGTAGGTCGAGATGTTAGTTCGGGAGTTAGACGTAGAAGCTCTATGTTAAAAGGTTCTTATACACAAGCGTTTTATGTAGGAGACCAAATACAACTTGCAACAAATGCACCACAATTGGTAGAAAATAATGAAAAGTTAGATGAGTTAATTTTGAAAATAGATACTCAAAAAGACCCACTAACATTACCACAATTTATAGCATTGAAATAGTATGATAATAGACTTTATAAAAAAAGCACTTTTTGGTAAAACATTAAGTGCTTTAAACGAAAGAGAAAAAAGTTTAGGCGAATTTGAAAGTTATCTTTTAGAAAAACAATTGAATCAGCAAAAAGAAGCTAAAAATCTTTCTTTTAAAGAACAATTACTTGAAGAAGGTAATTTGTTATTACAAGATAAAAAGAACGTCTTAAAAGCGCTTAAATTAGATTTGCTTAAAAGACAATCTGAGATTGAAAGTAAAGAAAGAGAATTAAAAATTTCTTTAGAGTCTTTTGAAGAATTAAAAATGTCTTTTGATGTATTTGTAAACGAGCAGGAAGAAATCATAAATACTAAATTTAAAGATTTAGCAGAATATGAAAATGAACTGCAAGATAGAAAAGAATTTTTAGATGCTTACTATGAAGATATAGAAAGTAAAAAAGTAGAAAGTGAAACTATCAAAGCAAGAAACGAAGAAACTGCAGATTACAAGGTAGTAATGGTAAGAGGAAAAGAAGCACTAATAGACAAATACGGAAACTTTAAACAATTTAAATAATGAGTTTACAATTTACACATAAAAAAGGAGATACGTTTGAAGAAGTCACTTTTCAGGTTAAGATTAATAACATAGTTGTTAATTTAACAGGTGCTACTATCAAGATGCAATTAAGAAAGAATTTTTCAGATGTAACTCCTGCTTTAAATCTTACTTCAGTTGGTTCGGCTGGAATTACTTTATCGAACGCTACAAACGGAGAATTTAAAATAAATAAGCAAATTATAGATATAGAAGTTTATAATTATGTTTACGACATTCAAATAACTTTTTCTGATGGAACTGTTAAAACTTGGGTAAGTGGAGGATTTAATATTACTAACGAAGTAACAAGATAATATGTGTGATGATGATGTAACAATAGGTGTAACTGAAGTTGTAAATAATATTCAAGTTACAGCACAACCTAACGACCAAATAATAGATATTGATGTAATTGATAATTCTGATGAGGTTACTTTAAATGTAACACCTTGTTTAGTTGAAGTTAATATTAATAAAGGTTCTTCTTTTGCAAGATGGGGAACTATCTATGGTAATATATTAGACCAAGTAGATTTACAAAATGCTTTATTTAACAAAGCTGATTTAATCAATGGTAAAGTTCCTGCGAATCAATTACCATCTTTTGTAGATGATGTTATTGAAGTAGCTAATTTTGCTGCTTTACCTACAGTTGGTGAAACGGGTAAAATATACATTACATTAGATAATAATAAAATCTATCGTTGGAGTGGTTCTGTTTATATTGAAATAGCTTCTAATAATGCTGTTTGGGGTGCAATAACAGGTACTTTATCGAATCAAACAGACTTACAAAATTCTTTAGATGCTAAACAGCCTTTAGATGGAGATTTAACTTCTATTGCAGGACTTACAGGAACAAGTGGACTATTAAGAAAAACAGCGGCAAATACTTATAGTTTAGATACAAATACTTATGCTTTGGATAATACTGTTGTTAAATTGACAGGAAATCAAAGTATTACAGGAATAAAAACATTTACAACTGTTGCTGGAAGTGCTTTAATAGTAACAAATAATACTTCAGATTGGGGACAATTTATTAACAACAATTCTACAGGTCAAGGATTAGAAATTAACAATGCTAGTACTGGTGTAGGTTTAGTGTTAAAATCTTCAGGAACTTCAACAGGTGACGTTATTTCGCATCAAGGTATAGATGGATTAATTAAATTTAAATTAACATCAGTAGGAAATGTAACAGCCAATTCATTTATTAAATCAGGTGGTACTGATGCTCAAATATTAGCTGCTAATGGTTCAGTACTTACTGCAGGGACTAACATAACTATTTCAGGTGGTACAATTTCAGCAAGTGGTGGCGGTTCTGTAGGTTCTTTAGAATTCAACGCTACTGATTTAACAGTATGGAATAATGGCAAGGGTAATGTAGCAAGTAATGCGTCTTTTGGTGACAATGCTTTAAAAAGTAATACAACAGGTGCTGTAAATAGTGCTTATGGAACTGGTGCTTTAATGACTAACACTACAGGTTCAACAAATAGTGCGTTTGGAAATTATGCGTTAGGTGAAAATACAGTAGGAAATAATAATACAGGTTTAGGTTATTATGCATTACCTTTTAACATAAGTGGTTCTTCTAATATTGCTATTGGTAATAATTCTGCTAATTTAATTAGTAATGGTTCTTCACTTACAAACACAAACAATTCTATATTTATAGGAGCAGATACAAGACCAAATTCAAACAATCAAACCAATCAAATAGTCATAGGACACAATGCAGTAGGTCACGGTTCAAACACTGTAACATTAGGAAATAGCAGTATTGTAACAACTATTTTAAGAGGCAACGTAGGAATAGGAACAACAAGTCCGCAAACAATTACAGGTACTGCTAGAGTTTTAGAAGTTAACGGAAGTAGTTACGGATTTATATTAGCTTCAAGTGGTTCAGTAGTTGCTCAAGTTGCTGGGGATAATGCTAGTGGATTTGTTAATATTGGAGCAAGAAGTAACCATCCTTTAGTATTTACTCAAAACGATACCGAACGTATGCGTGTCACTCCAAGTGGCAACATAAATATTATTACTTTAGGCACAGGTACGGTTTACTCAAACGCAGGAACACTAACAAACACAAACCCATCAGACGAACGTCTAAAAGAAAATATTGAAGATTTAGAATATGGACTTACTGAAATACTACAATTAAGACCCGTTTCTTACAATTGGATAAATGACACTGCAAATCAAGGTAAACAATTTGGATTTATTGCTCAAGAGGTTCAAGAAATAATGCCTGAATTAATTAACGAGTTTACAATTACAGAAGATGAAGAAGAAGTTGTAAGATTAGGACTTGACAAAGAGGCTATATTTGTAGCTATGGTAAACGCTATAAAAGAATTAAAAGCTGAAATTGATTTGTTAAAACAAAAAGCATAAAATTATATTTTAATAAAAAAAATAACAAATAAATAAACAATTATGGAAACTAAACAAGCAATTGAAATTTTAGTGCAAGTAGCACATTTAGCACAAAAAGGTGGATTATTACAATTACAAGATGCTGTATTTGTAGCTAAAGCAATAGAAGTATTAACACCAAAAGAAGAAGAAAATGAAGAGTAGTTTTTTAAGATTAAATTGGTTTGATTTAGCTAAAGGATTAGTAGTAGCTATTGTAGCACCTGCATTGGTAGTTATTCAATCTGTATGGAGTTCAGGAGTTTTGACTTTAGATTGGAAACAATTATTATCTGTAGGTTTAGCAGGTGGTTTAGCTTATTTGATTAAGAACTTATTTACTGATAATAAACCAAGTGATGGTGTTGTAAAAGAAGTATCTGCTTTTGTTGGAAATAGACCTAATGACAGATAAACTATTAAAAATATTAATTTTAGTAGGTATTGTGACATATTCTTTATGGCAACCTATTTTAAATTATACTGGATTACATATTTTTTACATAGGTAATGCTTTATTTATATTTTTATTAGCTTTATATATTAGACAAACTTCAAAAGAAAGTATATTAACATTTTTTTTGTTTTGTGGAACATTAAACAATTTACTTGATGAACTTTTATTTGACCCACAGAAATTTGGAATAAATGAAATAATAGCAACAGTACTTATCCCCATAGCGTACTATCTCAAATCTAATAATAATGCCTGAAAGATTCTTAAACTCTGATTTTTATCAGTTTATAATTAAAATTATATTACCTGCTTTTTTAGGTATTAGCTTAAAAGTAGCTGTACAAATGAAAAGAACTAAACTATCTATTTTAAACGTTATACTATCTTTTGTAACTGGTATTTCTGCTGCTTGGATGTTTAGTGGTTTAGTACATAAAAGCGTACCTGAAGATTATCAATCTGTATGTATTGCTATTATAGCTATTTCAGGTGAAAAGATAGGTGACTTTTTAGTTTATAAATTCAGAGTTGATGATTTTTTAAGTTCTATTGTAGATGCTATTAGACAAGTAATTATTAAATCAATAACAAAGTAATATGCAATTATCAAAGAATTTAACTTTAGCTGAAGTTGTAAGAAGTGAATCTGCTAAAAGAAATGGTATATCTAATAATCCTACAAAAGAGCATTTAGATAATTTAATATCTATTGCTTTAAATGTATTCCAACCTATTAGAGACCACTTTTTAGTTCCAATACATATTTCATCAGGTTATCGTTCTTTAGCTTTAAATAAAGCTGTTGGTGGTTCAAATACATCACAGCATTCAAAAGGACAAGCATTAGATATAGATATGGATGGAACAAAGATAACTAACAAACAAATCTTTGACTTTATAAAAGATAATATAGAATTTGACCAATTAATTTGGGAATTTGGAACTGATAAGAATCCTGATTGGGTTCACGTTTCTTATGCAAAAGGCAAGAATAGAAAACAAATACTTAAAGCAGTTAGAAGAAATGGTAAAACATCTTATATTAATATCTAGTCTATTACTTATTACATCTTGTGCTTCAAGAAAAGTAGCTATTTCAAAAGAAGAAACTAAAATTTCAATAGATAGTACTGCTATTGTAAAAACAGATAGCATTTCTACAATAAACAAAAATGTTTATATTACTGAAAATACAGAAGAATTAGAAATTAAACCTTTAGTAGATAGTTTACCAATTGTAATTAATGGTAAAAGCTATTTAAACGCTGTTTTAAAGTATAAAAAACAAAATAAAGTATTAGTAGATACATCTTCAGAAAAAGTGTATAAAAACGTTTTAAAAAAAGTTTCTAAATCTAAAAAAGAAACTGTAGTTAAAAAAGAAAAAACCATAGATAAAAAAGCTAATTATTTTATATATCTGTGGTTGTTACTTATTCCAATTGGTATATACTT